ATTGTTGATTCTGGTGAATCAGTAATCAATGGTGTTTCGCTCCCAGGAATTCATAACAACGACTGGTATGTAACTGATTATGGTATTGGATTGGCAATGGACCTTGGGTACTAAAAAATAAGGTTTGTGTTATAATGAATATAAAAGAAAAGCCTCAAGTCATAAATCAAGTCATAAATCAAGTCTGGAATCAAGTCAGGGATCACCAATGAATCAAGTCAGGCATCAAGTCTGGAAACAAGTCAGGCATCAAGTCTGGAAACAAGTCAGGAATCAAGTCGCGAATCAAGTCAGAGATCAAGTCAGAGATCAAGTCACGAATCAAGTCTGGGATCAAGTCTGGGATCAAGTCAGGATTCAAGTCAGGAATCAAGTCGCGAATCAAGTCAGGGATCACCAATGAATCAAGTCAGGAATCAAGTCTGGGATCAAGTCTTAGATCAAGTCAGGAATCAAGTCTTAGATCAAGTCAGGAATCAAGTCAAGATTCAAGTCTGGGATCAAGTCACGATTCAAGTCTGGAATCAAGTCAGGGATCGCCAATGAATCAAGTCAAGTATCAAGTCTGGAATCAAGTCTGGGATCAAGCCATGGGTCAAGTCTGGTATCAAGTCAGGCATCAAGTCTGGGATCAAGTCGCGAATCAAGTCTGGAATCAAGTCGAGAATCAAGTCTTGGATCAAGTCATGGATCAAGTCAGGAAAACCACATAATATGATATTAATAGATTATTCAGCAATTGCTATCGGTAACGTCGTAACACAAAAATTAGATCCTGATGAAAATCTAATTCGTCATATGATACTAAACAGCATTCGGCTTTACCGAAAAAAATTTCGAAAAAAATATGGAGAAGTGGTGCTAGCTGTAGATGCTGGAGGTAATTGGCGTAAAGAAGTTTTTCCTCAATACAAAGCTAACCGAAAAACATCTCGTGATAGTAGACCAGAATATTGGGCAGAAGTATTTCGCTTAATTGATATGGTTAAAACAGAAATTGAAGAAAATTTTCCATATAAAGTGATTAAAATTCACGGTTGTGAGGCCGACGATATCATTGGAGCTCTTTGTGAACACACACAAGAGTTCGGTCAAAACGAACCGGTGATAATTATTTCTGCAGATAAAGATTTTGCTCAGTTGCAAAAATATTCAAACATCGAACAATTTTCTCCAATAACCAAACGCTTTATCGTCGAAAAAGATCCTCATAAAAATTTATTTGAGCACATATGTAAAGGTGATGCTGGAGACGGAGTCCCTAATATTCTTTCACCCGATGATATTTTTCTAACAGAAGGTGTACGTCAATCTCCGATGAGGAAAACACGAATTGATCAGCTGTATCAGTGTAGAGATTTACAGATAGCAATGACTTCAGATGAGTATCGCAACTATCAACGTAACAAACTTATGATTGATTTGTCATCAACTCCGGATCATCTAAAACAAGAAATAATAAATAGCTATGTGAACGGTGAAGTTGCTAAGAAGGGTAAGATAATGAACTACTTTATCAAGCATCGCTGTAAACACTTGATTGAAGAACTTGGAGATTTTACATGAAGCTTTATGTATATGAAGTATTAGAAAGAATTGCTAAGGCCAAGACCAAAAAAGAAAAGGTCGAAATCCTTCAGCAAAACAACAGCGGCGCACTTCAGGACATTTGCCGAGGAACGTTCGATAATTCGATTGTTTGGCTTTTGCCTGAAGGACAACCTCCCTATACAGCAAACAAACCGGAATCAGTTCCATCAGATCTTCATCGAGAGTGTAGGTTATTTGCATATCTCGTTAAAGGTGGAAAGGGCCCTGATCTCGTGCAGGTCCGTCGTGAAAAAATCTTCATTGGTATCCTGGAATCAATTCATCCCAAAGATGCCAGTGTAGTAATTGATATGATTAATAAAAAAGCGCCTAAAGGCTTAACCAGAGCAGTAGTAGAGGAGGCTTTTCCAAATCTCCTACTGAAATAATAAGAGGACGACAATGGTTTCAACTCAACTCGAGCGGCTCGAAAATGATTCTGATAAACTCTTACAATATGTCTCAGAGCTCAAACACAAGGGGGATCACGAACTTGCTAAAAGGGTTGAAGAAAAACAAAAATTTTTGCGAAGACGGATAAATGAAATGACACAAAAAGGTTGACATAAGAATCCAGATAGGTTAAAGTATACCTATCTGGATTTTTTTTATGGGACGAACATGAACATCTTTATCTTATCAGAAGACCCAAAGACAGCAGCTCAAATGATGTGTGATCGTCATATTCCAAAGATGGTTGTCGAAAGCGCACAAATGTTATCAACCGTTCATAGAATGATTGATGGCATTGAAGAAAAACGTCAATCTAAATCTGGTAAACGCATGGTTAAATATTGGAAACTTCCTGACTATCGTGAGGATGTTTTTTATAAAGCAGTTCATATGTCACATCCTTGTACTGTATGGACCAGTGTTTCGAGTGAAAACTATCAATGGCACTACAAACATTTTGTTGCTCTTGGTGAAGAATTTGAATATCGTTATCAAAAGACTCATATGACCATTGCAAAACTTAAAGACGAGCTTAGAGTTTTGCCAAAAAACATCAAAGACGGTCAGCTAACACCATTTGCCCAGGCAATGAATCACTATCCGAAATGTAAGGTCAAAGGCAATGCAGTTCAGGCATATCGCAATTATTATCACGCAGCAAAGCCGTTTGCGAAATGGGAAAAGGAACGTATCGCTCCAGATTGGTGGCAAGGGTATACAGGAGAGGCGGCATGACTGGTCTTGAATGCCTTGTAACAGCTCTGTTCTTTGAAGCCCGCGATCAACCTCCTTTTGGTATTGAAATGGTAGCAGAAACAATTATGAATCGTGTTGCGAGCGCAAGATATCCAGATGATGTTTGCTCTGTTGTCTATCAAAAACATCAGTTTAGTTTTACTCACGACGGTATGTCGGATGATCCACACGATTATGATACTTACTTCGACAAAATTGCTTTGCAATCAGTAAAAGAAATAGCTGTAGATTACATTGAAGGGTTTTCGCAAAATTCTGGTGTGACTCATTATCACACTACTTCTGTTTCTCCTTCTTGGAGTAAATCAATGAAAGTGTATGGTATAGTCGGTGATCATATATTCTATGTCTGCAACAAAAGATGTTAACAAATGTTTACGGACACACAAATCGAAGAGTTAATTGATCTATTATCGTCGCTAAATCAAGACACAAAAGTGTATTTTGGTTGTGATAGTAGCAGATATCAAAAGAATGGAGATTGGTGGGCTAAATATACAACCGTGGCAATTGTTCATAAGAACGGTAACAATGGGTGCAAAATATTTGAAAACACAAGCCACGAGCGTGATTACGACACGAAGAAAGGTAGACCAGCATTAAGACTAATGAAGGAGGTTTTTAAGGTAGCTGAATTATATGATCAATTAGCGCCGTTTGTGGACGGGTATGATATTGAAATTCACCTAGACATATCGCGTGATCCTAAAAGAGGATCAAGCTGTGTAGCGCAACAAGCAACAGGATATATATCTGGTATCACACAGATTAAACCGAAACTTAAACCAGAGTCTTGGTGTGCATCGAGAGGTGCTGACGGTATTGGCAAAGGATATCACCAAAGGGCAACTCAATGAAATATATACGATGGTATGATTATATTTACGTTTTCCTGGCTGCTGATATGATTTCAGCAGGGATTGTACACTTTGATTTGTTTTTGGTTGCAGTTGGTATTTGTGGTTGGGCTATTTACGAATGGACGTGTAAACTTGAGGGACGTTATGACAATTTTTGAATATCTTGTTTTGAGATCACAGTTTGAAGAATATGTGAATGGTCTGGAAATACCGGAACAGCGTAAACAAGGGACTATTGATAATCTTAGGTGGTTTAATAAGAACGGACATCAAAAGAATCGTTTTCGAGATGGTTTTGAACAAGCAATGGAGATCGCTCAAACAATACTGTTTGCGTCATCCAATCAAAAAATTTAGTATGGGATTGTGGCATGGTTAAAATAATAAGGAATAAAGTCATGTCGTTTCTCGATAAGTTCTGGTGGCATGCGCCAGAGTATTTTAACAGGTGGAGGCTATTTCCACGAGCATTCATTGTAATGTACTTGTACATCGTATGGAAAACAGCCGACTGGTTTATCAGTTTACCTGACCCAACAACTCAACAAGCTGGCTTTGCGTCAGCTGTCCTTGGAATAGGCGCTGGTTGGTTCCATATATATGTTCAAGGAAAGACTGAAAAACTACAAGAAGTGCAGCATAAAAGTAGAGCGGATGGATCTTATGAAAGTAAGATTGGGTCTCCACCTGACGTGAGGATAGAAAAGGAATATGAAAACTAAACAATTGATTTATCAAGTGAAACTCGGAAAAAGTAAGCTTTACGACCACTGTGTTAATAGCGTTTCTGAGTATTGCAAAACCCATAATATCGGACATGTTGTTCAGACTACTCCAATTCTAAACATCAAACCAGATCCATTTACGTCAAATCGTTCGAAACAATCATGGAGTCGTTTCGGTTGTCTTCCGGTGTATGAAAAGGAAAATGCGTTCACATACTTGAAATCGTATGATCAGGTCGCAATTATTGATGCTGATATTTGGGTTAGACCTGGCTCTGCAAACATATTCGACAAGATTCCAGATAATGCGTCGTTTGCTGGTGTTGTTGAACGAGAAATGCCTATTACTCAAAAGTATGCGCAGAAGATCGCTAATTATTCTCGTATGCAATATAACAACATCCGCAACGTTGATTGGAAATGGAATGACCGCGGAGCAGAATTCTTTAACATGGGCATGATGGTAATGAATTCATCCCTTCTACAATATTTGAATGGTGAAACGCCAAAGCAGTTTCTTTCACGTCCGAGATTCAAACCGTTTGTAGACGGTGCCGGTAATTGGAAATGGTCAACTGACCAAACTCTACTCAATACGTGGATCAAAGAAGAAAAGATTCCAACGAAACATTTATCTTACCATTGGAACGGGCTTTATTCAGCTTTGCAGCCAGGAAGAATCAATGAGTGTAACTTTGTCCACTTTTTCTTAAAGGACAAATTACCAAACCGTGGTGAAGATGTACCTTCACTTATGAAAACAGTTTGACGAGGAAATTGCTATGTACTATGCTGTATCAGTGTATAAGCCAAAGGATAAAGGGACGACAATCAGCATCTTGGTAACTCAAGCTGAAGCCACGCCTTACCAAAAAAATCTGACGCCAAAGGAAATTGTTAAGCATCAGTTTATTGATCACTTTGGTGGATATATGACGTATGATATGAAAATTCTTACCAAAGAAGAATTCGTAACGCAGTACTCGGAATATATTCCTTGGGTCGTTCAGCACAAAATTGACACCCTAGGTGAATCAGACAAGTTCACTTTTTCACAACAGATTTATATGGGCATGTCATGAGCCGTCATATATTCATCCACATCCCGAAGGCGGCGGGCATGACGATACGTAAGTCGCCATTTCTAATAGACAAAATTATACCTGCGACTTCAAAGATTCACAAGTCGCCACAGTATTCACAAGCCGTGCTCGACAAAATGAACAGCATTGGCGATCATCACGGTTTCGAGCATGCAAGGTGGCGAGATCTCAATGAGGATATACGTGAAAGATTTCCAGCATTTGCGGTTATCCGTAATCCTTGGGATCGTGTTGTCTCAAGATATTTCTTTGCGAAGAAAGTAATTGAAGTTGAAAAAAAAGAGCCAAGAGGTAAACATGCAATCGAATCGTTTGAAGCTTTTCTTGAAGAACGTCACATATGGGGTAATCAAAAATATATGTGGCATCGAGCCATTCGCGGTTGGTATCCAGCTTTCGACTATGTTACAGACGTTAAAGGAAAGATTCGCTGCGATCTTCTCAGGTTTGAAAACCTAAATGAGGATCTTTGTAAGTACTTCAATCTACAGACGATGTCGAGAGCTCGTAATGTCACTGCACTGAATCCTGGTAGCTATCGTGATTTGTATACCCCTAAAACAATTCAAATTGTTGCTGATTGGTATAAAGCCGATATTGACACATTTGGGTATGACTTTGACACAGGCCCAACAAAAAAATATTGGAATCAAAAATGACTCAGCATCCAAAGAATCATCGCAAGCTGTGGCTTGAGCAATTAGTGAAGGAAAATGGATACGTCATAGGAGCC